CCGGGTCGGCATAACCGGCAAACGTAGCACTAATAGTTCCGCAGTTCCCTGCCTGTCCGGTCGCGCTGGAGTAACCGTTCCACTTGTTCAAGGCGTAGAAGTTGCCGGGCATGTTGTTCCGCCCGATGATGACCGGCTGCGGATCTTCGCCTACCTTTGCCCCGCTCGCATAGGCGGCCGCCAGTGTCGCGACGGTAACTGTGTTGGGAGTAGATCCCGTGTCTCTTGATATGACCTGTACACGCTCTATATTGGCATCGTCTTTGATGATGTAGTAGCTGCCTGTGTTGAACAGTGAGGCATCGCTCACTTGAATACCGACATTGCTTCCCGCGTTCACTGCTGCCTGCGTGATGGCTACTGCTCCCGACCAATAGCGCTTGATGATCCCGCTGTATTGGAGGTAATAGGTGGCCGTGATCTTGGTCACCACGCACACATGGTCGAGGTCGCCGTACAGCCAGTAGAGAAACTGGGCGGAATCTCTGGTGGAGATCACGGTCGCTCCAGAAGAGAAGACGACCTTCACGCCGGTATGCGTCGCTGCATTCCAGTAGAGATAACCCTTAACTGAGATGCAATCGGAACTCGAGTCGTTTATAAACTGGATGTAGATGTCCTCCATCCCCGACTCGCCAACGGATTTCAACACGTAATAAGGATCACTCAGAGCAGAGCCGTCATCGTGCAGCGTCCAGCCACAAGTCGTCACCAGAAAATCCTTGAGCCTGACCAGCAGGTCGGCTGTATTATTAGCAGTGCCTGAAGCGCTGTGATATGCCATCTTTTTCCTTTCAAACCTGAATTGTGTGACACTCCCTGATAAGCAGGGCGTATATCGTCTGCACCATATCGGCATCTGGTGTCATCCGGCTCAGTATCCGGACTGCGGTATCAGCCGAAATGACCATCTTGCCCGCAATCGCCAGTCTGATGCCTCCCTCAGTAAATCTAACGTTCGTGATTACTGCCGATGCATCAGTGCTAAGACCCATGCTTCCACCAGCGATAAGGCAGAGGTCTATCAGCCGCTGTATTGGGCCGAACACAACGATCCCTGCATCAGCGACAGGTGCGACCCGTCCAGATATTGCTATCTGCAGATCCACCCCGGCCAAGACTGCTCGACTCACAGAAAACCGTGTATCGGCAGAAAACAACTCCGGGTCTATCACCAGCACCAGGAGATCGCCTGCAGCTTGCATCTTCGCCGACACCAGAGCCGATATGTCAAAGTCCGAGTTCAACCGTCTGGTGACTTCAGTAGCGATATCAAATGAGCTAACGCGTGTCCCGACTGTGATGATTTGTTCGTCCGAGCATATTTCGCTCGCGTTCAAAATAATGGCATGCTGATCGCAGATCACCTCGAAGCCGGGCAGCTCAGTGATGAGCAGTTCCCAGTCACACAGTATACCGGCAAGCCTCGTGATCACGCTGCTCGAATCGCAGCGTGTGATCAGCAGTCCATTTACCGTAAGCGTTGTATCGCTTTCGGTGGATGCCGACGCGCTCACTGTGAACCTGCAGTCGGTGATGAGCGCAATAGCCGACCCGGTCGGCTCCGGCTCGGCATCCGCGTCTTCCCAGTCCCAGATCGATGCAAGACCGGCATTGCGATATAGTACCGTGCAAGGCGAAGATAAGCCTCGTTTGGATTCAATAGGATTCGCCTTACCGTTACGAGTCGCCACGCCTGGTCATCTTTCCTTTTATGGTCTTTGCCTGGCCGCCGATGCGGACTATCTTCATCTTTGGAACAGATGCGCAGGCTTTGCTCTCTACCAGATTTTGCTTGCCTCCTCTCGTTGCCATGCCTACTCCCTGATAGCGATCCCTTTCGATCCTATGTAGAAGAACTTGTATGTGACGCCGCCTCCAGCATCTATCACATCTTCGGAGACACCCCAACTTGTCGATATCTCGTAGACCTCGATAAGCTGCCCGCGCACCTCGGTAAAGCCTGAATTCATACAGGAAGCCCACAAAGGAAAGATGCCGATAAGGTTGTAGCGACAGTCATTTACGGCATACTGGTATGCCCCGCCTGAGGAGCCGCTTGTTGTGATATCTATAACCGATGTGCTCCAGCCATTAAAGCGGGAAGCTGTGTGCATCTGAGCGAGCTGGCCATCGCGGGGAATCATCACCGGAGCCACATCTTCCCCGACCCTTGCTCCGATTGCATATCCGCTCGCAAGTGTTGCAGCGGTGATTGTCTGCGGACTCGACGCGGTGTCAACAGCGGTGACCTGCATTCGCTCGAACTTGTCGCGGTTTATAATCTGGTAGTACAGCCCGGCCTTGAAGTAAGAGGCATTGTCCACCGGCACGACGATATTCGATCCCGCACTCACATCCGCCTGCGTCAACGCCATGTTCGAAGACCAGTAGCGTTTGAGCGTCCCGAAGTAATGTGCGTTGTAGGTCGTCCCGATCCTGGTGACGAAGACAATGTGGTCCAGATCGGCGTATATCCAGTAAGGAAATGTAGTCGAGTCTTTGGTAGCGACAAAGTTATAGTATGTGGATCCGGCAGGCTGGACTGCACTTGATGCGCCGGGGTTCCACCATAGCGCCTGCCGCACGCATATCCTGTCCGCGTTCGCAGTGAACTTATCGAAGAGCAGGTAGACCGTCTCCCTGCCGTTCTCGCCTGACGAGCTTATATAAAGGTACGGGTTCACCGTCCCAAGGTCTTCGGCGAGGGCACTCCATCCGACTGTGCTTATAATGAAGCTTCTGAATCTGGAGAAGAAGTCCGCTGTATTGTTTGCCATTCCGCTTGTGCTGTGATATGCCATTTTTTCCTCGGTAGGCTCTAAATCACCGGAGATTCGGTACCAGTGACTCGCAGTTTGATATCGGTCTTGTTCTGCACCGGAGTGCCCGCTGGTACGGTCACGCGCCGCCAGAAGGAGAGTGTCGCATTGTGGGCTTTGTCTCCGAGATTGAGGGACTCGCCTGCGACCGCTGAGTCCAGCCCTGCCTGGTTTGCGGCAAGCTTCACCCATGTCGCCTCGCTCGGCCCGGCATTGTCGATGGGCTGAATGAGAAGACCGGTATAGTTGTATGCTGAGTAGACCTTCGTGCCGGACGAATGGTTGCCCGAGGTAGTACCCGCATATCCCCGCTCGAAGGTAAGCTGTGTCGTGCCCCCGCCGCTGACGACAAGCATCTGCTCACTGCCGATAACGATAGCCTCGCCGTCCGTAAACCGGGCATCGACAATCTGTAGCGTGGTCGTGGTGTCGTTTATGGCAGACGCTAGAGTCGTCTGCTCGTTGGCAAGGAACAGTTCACGGTCCTTTGATTCGCCGTCCGTGCCGTTATAAGTATCCGAGTCGGGGCTGGTCATCGTCCCTTCGGACACCTGCTGAGTAAGCTCAGCGTCTTTAAAAAGATGTATTGCCATATTCCTCTCCTATGCTTTCGGCCACTGGGTGACCGTGTAAAGGTTTGCCGCTGCTGAAAAACCAGCCGATGTTGACTCTATAAGGTCTTTCTGCCGGAATATGAACCTGCATGAACGCGTCGAGTGCGCAAGCTTCGAGTTGTTCAAGTGCTCACGAACGAGCCGGAAGACAATGGGCTTTGCGCCCGGTTCCGTCGCCTGGACCTCGCATGTAAAAGCGAGACGCCTTTCAGAAAGCTCGACATTCAATAACTGCTTCGCATTGAGGATGAAGCCGTTCAGCTTGTGACCGGAGGTGCGCCCATGCCAGCGGTTGATGATAACGCCGGCATGTTCAAAGCCCTGCGAGAGCGTGCTCTGACATGTGACATGCCAGAACGCCCAGGTCGCCTGTCTCTTCGTAAGCCTGTAGTCGGAGTTCAGGAGTCTCCGGCCGACGACGAACACATCGTTAATGCGGCCCGTTGAATGCAGGTCGACAGTCCTTCGCAGAGCCGCAATGAAGTCATCTTCCATCGATTCTTGAGAAAGAAGCCATTGCCAGAAGTAAGTCTTCATCCCTGCCGGATGATGCTCTACAAGTGCGCGCCTTACGCCGGGAATAAGGTTTCGACGCTCGATGCGATATACGCCGAGGCTGTGGATGCGGCCGGGCAGCTTTGCGTAGTTGGAAACAGACCTTTTGTTGAGCCGGAGCGCCGAACGAAATGTCTCATCGATCCTGCCTTCCCAACCGGTATTGAGCAGAGAACGGTGGATGGCCGGAATACTTCCTTTGCGCCGGTAATGCTCAACGATCTCTCGAATCTCCCGGCGCTGCGTGTCCGGATCTCGCCTCTGGTCGAAGCTATAGCCGACCATCGCAGCCAGGAGCGGCAGGAACCGAGGATCGCACGCGTCCACATTCCAGATGTCCGGTAGATGGTCGATGAGACTCTTTATCTCATCAAGAGTCGCGGCAGGAACAGCGAGGAAAGCCTCAAGATCACCGTCGATATCGTGTTCACGGTAGACAGGCGGTAAAAGATCGAGCAGTTTATCCTTAAAATAGCCGCTCATAGTGCCACCACCTTCATACCTAAGTGTATATCACCCAGTGTGGCGATCTGGCCCGGCTTTATCTCGACATCCGCCTGCGGCGAGAACATCGTCACATGGCTCACACCCTGGATTCCGTCGAGAAGCGAGACAATGTCGGAGGAATATACGTGCTGACCGAATGCCAGCCTGTCAAATGAGAAGAATGTCTGAAGCGCCGCCTCGATGCGTCTGCGGACAGAGTCGGCATCCTCGGTCGGGTAAACGTAGACTTCTGCGTCGATGGAGACCGGACGGTAGCAGGGATCGAAGAGGTTTACCTCGATGGTGATCACCTTGCGCGACTCTATGAACTCGGCAAGCTCGCGTTTCAGTGTGGGAGACGGCAGCCCGCCGCCATCAGGTGCAACGGCCATGTTCACCTGGTAGTACCGAATGTTGGCGCAATTGTTGGCGTCCAGTACTTGAGCCTTCGCCACACCCGGAAACCCCTCGGCAAGAGCCTTGTAGTCATCTTTTGTGACGGCCTTCCAGAGTGATCGCAGTTCTGCCGGAGCCTGCAGCTTCGCGTGTTCAAGTGTCTCGCGGTCGGAGCCTCCTGTGGAGGCAATGAGGTTGGTGACGGATAGCTGCACCAGCGCGCCGTTATGGTAGACGGGCGTCACGGTCTCCGTGACGAGGTTCCTGCCGATGTTGCCTTTCGAACCGAGAGTCTCAAGATACTCGACCGTTACCATCTCACCTTCAGATGGAATTGCGCCGTGAATACCGTCACCAAAGATGATCCACGTGACATCGATCCCATCGGTTTCGACCTGAAAATGCTTCGAGTCCGACGCGCTGTCGATGAAAAACTGTACTTCTTCCCAACTGCTGTCTCCCACATTGACCTGAACACTGCCCTGAGCAACGCTTGTCGAGGAAAGCGAAAACCTCTGGCTGCGGTCTCCTGTGTCGGCGAATTCCTCACTCTTACGGTTTCCCTGTCGTGCTCCGACATCTATGGAAAGCTGACCTCGCGGAAGCACGGTGGTCTCAATTGTCTCGAACTCCACGACTCCGTCGTCGAGTCTTGCTATGCAGACAGTCTTAGCAGGTATGGTGACATCCTCAGACATCGCGGACGGCAGACTGAACCGCAAGGTTGTCGTGGCTGCAACAGGAGTATCGAGCTTGTAGTTTATGAGCTTACAGAGGTTGATGACATTCTGCCTCTGTCTCGCTGTAGGCAGGAATGCCTCGGCAGCCTGCGTGTCCAGGTAGTATGCGAGCATGTCACCAACGCCGCAGAAGAGTTCCAGCAGCACAACGCCAAGGTCGGATTCGTTGAAGTCGGTCCATCGGTCGGTGAGCTGCGGCACGCGAGCGAGTAGTTCCTGCCTGAGCGATTCGTAGTCCTTGTTTGTATATGAAATGCTCGCTCTACCCAACAGCCACCCTCCTTGTACCGGTATCGGACGACCCGGTCATTTCCTCCCGACAGAACGGCCACACGAGGTTGCCCTCCACCTGCGTGTCTATCACCCGGTAAGAGATGCGTATATATAATGTATTGCCGTCGACTGCCTCCGGCGACTCGTCGAACGACACGTCAGTCACATAGACCCGCTTCTCCCATCGCTCAACATCATCAATGATGTAGTGACGCAGCAATCCTCTCAGGACCGAGCCGTTCGGCTCGAAGACCAGGTCGCGCATGTGTGATCCGAACTCAGGGTTCATGAACCGTTCCCCCGGCCGCGTGCCGAGGATCTGCAGGATGCTCTCATGAATGTGAGCATGGTCTGTCGATGTGATTGTCGAGACCTGCGCACCGCCCGAACGCTTCTGAAATGCGAAAGGGAACCTCAGCCCCTTACCAAGAAAATCAACGCTCATCAGTCAAGCTCCTCGCAATTGAAGCACACCGGACTCTGACCATCACCGCCGTCGCCGCTGCTGTCTTCCGGGAAGCGGATTACCAGATCAAGGCCGCCTGAAAGCGACATGTGTATCGTGCCGTTTGCCTCGATCATCCCGGCATGCCCGCTCTCGGAAGCCTTGAAGTTCTTCGCGCCGCCGGATATACTGCGGGACTGTACCTCTTCGCCGATTCCGTAGACGCGCGAGATGCCAATGACATCAATCGTGCCGCTTGTGTTTGCAACCGCGATTGCCTTGTCACTCTGATACACATCGATCCGTATTCCATCCGGCAGCACGACCGTGTATCTGCCCTGCGAACCCAGGATCGGATCCACACCGTCCGGCAGGCCCTCGATTCCTGCCGCCTCGTGTGTCACCTTGATCGCCTCGCTTACAAGCGCCAGTTCCCGACCATCGGGCAGTGTTACCTTGCCTCCGGACGCAGGCGCGATAGCCTCCGGCGTTCCATCTTCACCTATGGCGCTCATTGAGCCGTCCGGGAACACCCGCAGGAACGCGCCGTCAGTGAGGCTGAAGAGCCGCCCGCCGTCCGGCAGGTCGCGCACGGTGGTTCCCGCAGGCATCGATGTGAACGGATGGTAGTCGACCGGCACCGGTTCCTCCACCTGCCTGATATACTCCTGGGCGCTCTGAGCATGCGCATCGAGCACCTGCTGCACTTCCTGGCGCAGTGTGTCCGTTATCGCGAAGCTCTGCTCCATGATCGTCCTGATAACATGCACGTCTTCCGCGATGCCTCCAAAGGACTGGATGAGAGCCATAAGCTCGTAGTGATGCTCAGACGAGCTCGTCTGTTCTATGATGGGAAGAGTAAGCTCGCCATCTCCGTCTCCGACACCCGCCATTACCTGTCTCCTTCCGGCTCAAGCCGCAGCTTGTCCACGAACCATCCGTCGAAACACTGAAGGAGCTCATCCTGCGTGTCCCAGACGAACCGGATTGTCACATGCTCGCCGGTGTATGATGACAAAGGGACCCTCATGACTTCCCGGCCTATCGTATAAGGAAGCGAGGGATCTCCGTAGTTGTCCCAATCCGGGTTGAGCCTGTATTGCACTTCATCGTTGACCAACACCTCGAGCGTATCGTTGCTGTGGCTCAGGAAATTCTCTATCTGTCCCCACACCTCGAAGACAAGGGTGTAGTTGTGGTCGAGATCGACTACCGCCGACAGCTCACCCGTAACCCGAATATTGCCGCCCTGGTCATCGAACCACTCGTCGAAATAGCGGAAGTGCCACGCGCCTTCCGGTGTCTGTTCTACGTATCCACTTGCCTGCCACTGAGGGACCAGCGTGGGAAATGTCTGCGCGGTCTTGCAGACATCTACCTGCATATACCGGCGCGACACGACCGCATCGTCCACCACGACCTCGGCAATGATGATCGCCGCGCCGGGATTGATTCCATAATGCAGACTGCCATCTTCGACACGTACCACACCAGGATGGGTAGATGAGAACACCACCTCACCACCCGGATCGCCCGTTATGGCAACCGGAACAGTCTTAGGCGTGGCATCGTAAGGTTCGACTATCTCGTGCGGTCGAAGATCCCAGTATCCAAATGCTGCGTCAGGAGACCTGAATGTCTGACTTGCCATATTCCACTACCTCCACCCGCACAAATCGGACGCTGTCTCTATCATCCGAGTCATAGACAGTGATCTCGCTGCCGCCGAGAGTCGTGCCAAGCGAGACAACACCTTCAGCGCTCACCGTGGCAACGCCCGTGTTGGCGCTTTCAAAGATCACCGTTCCTCTCGGAGTGCCCCGCAGTGTGAGAGAAACGCTGACCGGATAGGCGACCTTGGAAACCTTTATGGACTTGGGAAAGACGTCCCAATACTGAGTCTCACTCATAGTCACTACTCAATCCGCTGTCGTATCCAGACTGCCGCCGACAATGGTCGCGCCGCAGCCGGTGACATCGCCGATCCTGGCGTTAGGTCTTCCATCAGTAGTCGTCTTCAGGCTGCCGGTAACGATAGGCGTGACACCGTGATAGGGAATAGGGCAGGCATGCATATCGCCCATCCGGGCTGCGGGCCTGCCGTTGACCATAGTTGTAAGCGAGCCGGTTATGATCGTCCCTCCGTGGCTGGACGTGTCGCCGAGTCTTGCCTGCGGTCGTGCCATAATTCATTTCCTCGCAAAGTAGTTTATAACGGTGCTTATGATGCCGCTGATGATCCCGCCAAGGGCGACTACAAGCCCGACGACTTTCCACATAGTCTCGACACCGACCTTGCACTCAAGACCAGTGTGCAGGCTCTTTATCTCTTCAGCATGCCGCGCGAGTTCGTCGTTGATTCCGCGAACTATGATGTCCACGTTCTCTTTGTCCGACTTCTTCTCTATCTCCCGCTAGATCCGCTCAAGCCGACCCTGGATGTCCCGCCGGTGCTCCTCAAGTATCGAACGAAACTCCGCGCGCCAGGCATCGAATGTCTTCGCAAGAAGTCTCTCACTCTCCACCCAGCCGCATTTTGCCGGTCCCCGGCATTCGTTCTCGGGCATAGAAATGTCTCCTAATCATGGATTGATGAGCACCTTTCCGCTGGAGCGGACAATGACATGTCCCATTGCCCCGTCCATCGTGAGCTTGCTGCCTGCCTTATCCGTCACCTGGATTCGCTCCTTGCCTCCAGCCGAGCTAAGGACTAATGTTTGCCCGGCCTTGTCAGTCAAGCGGACCTGTTCTTTTCCGGCGGTTGAGCAGATCTGAATCTCCTGCGTGCCGCCCAAACCCCAAAGGTGGATTGTTTCATGCCCGTTGGTTGTGTCGATAAGTATCTTCTGCCAGCGGGAACGCGTTGCGTCCGATGACTGGATGTGAATCTTCTCCTTGTCCTGCCACGCTTCAAGGCAGAGGAACTGCCGGCAGGCATCTGTCAGCCGAACAAACGCTTTGCTGCCTTTGATATCACGCGAGATATCGATTTTCTGGCCTGTCGAACCAGAACCCGCTTCGCCGTCTGCCTGGTCTGTTTCAAAATCGTGCGTCCCACGCCGCCGAGTATTTTCACTCTGGACCTCCGCTTTCACCGGGCAGTGCATGTGCAGAATCTGCCCGGCCCTGTCTATGATCTTCAGGAACTCCTCTTCATCTTTGTCGTCGAATACAATCGTGTGCCCGGTCTCAGTCTTGATGAGCACCTTCCTGCGCGGGCAGTAGAATGGCGGGTGAGTGTGGTACTTGCGATGCTCGGAGTTGTCCGTCGGATCGGACTGATGCTCCGTCTTATCTTCGCAATCCCGGCATGTCGTCGAGGAACAGAGTCTCTTTGACTCCTCCGGCTGCTCGCCTGGATTGCTCATCGCAAGCCAGACACCAGTCCAGATAGGATACTGAGGGTCGCCGCCTTCGAACTCCGCCCACACGCTTGCGCCCTCTTCGGGAACGAAGAACATGCCAACATCCTCGTTGCCGCCGTAGGGGAAGCAGGGCCATGCCCAGTCCGACCAGTTCTCTTTGCCGACTCCAAGCACTGCAGGCACTTCCAGACGACATCTGCCCAGCCGCTCCGGATCGTTATTGTCACGCACGAAAGCACGATACTTGCCGTACCAGTGGTCCTTGTATCGTTCTTCATGCTGCTGGTCTTGAAACTCAAGCATAGCCCGCTCCTGTTTACAGTCCTCGGGACACTTCACGCACTACTCTCCAGGCAGTGCTTAAAGGAGATTTCTTCGGGTCGGCTTTGGCAACGGAGTCCTTGAGAGCATCCTTGGCAGCTGCAGGAAGAGCGGTCTCTGTCCTTGCGATTGCAGCCTTCACCTCGCGGACGCCCATACGCTCGATGATCCCGACGACTGCGTCGAGTGCGGCTGCCTGAGCCTTTCCCCAGGCTGTCAGCTTGATGACGGCGATAAGCGCGATAACAAAGGTCGTGAGAACCTCCCTGTTTTCTACTATGAAGCTGAATATCTGATCGATCTGCATGTGATTGCCTCCTGTTACCTGCTGAGTATTCGTCCGGTGTTCGCATCGATCCGGACCATTTTTGGCTTCGGCTTAACGGACTTTGCCGATTTGGAGCGTCTGGCCTGTGCAGTGTGTCCCACCTTAAGTGCAGTCCTCTTCTTTGGCTGTCGTGGAGCTTCGTGTTCGTTCTTCTTGCCTTTGACCTCGGCAGCTTTGCTCCCCGCACCCTTACCTAGAGCGTTGCGCTTGAGCTTGAGTTCACAGGAATAGCCATCCTGGAAGATGTGCCGCACGGAAGTGCAGTAGTAAGTGCCTGAAAACTTCCTGCCGACTCCCCGAACCTCGATGTTTTGCTTCGCGTGAAGAGTCGGGATGCCGATGGTCACAGCGGTTGCCTCAACCTGCCTCATTTCGGCGCTCTTAAACTGACTCTCAGCCCTGTCTTGCGCAGGCTCCTGACGGGGTTCTTCGTGGAAACTCTCCGAGCAGTCGAAGCTCTGCGTTATTTTGCCCGACTCCTGTTTGCGATACTTGCCTTCGCCAGTATTGCCGTCAACGAGATACGTCTTCTTTCCGAGCGACGTCCGGTCGGGCGTAGTCATATTGTTTGCCTTGTGTTCGACATACTTCTTCCTGCGTGGATCGACGCCGACTGCTTTCGTTTCAGTCCCAGCCCCTTTCGCACCCTGGGACTGCGTGGACGGTGTGAATGACCGCAGCACACCCTCGTGGTCGGTGAAGTATTCCAGGACCAGGGCGGGCCTCTTTTCAAGATGCCTCGGATGGAAGTGAAGCTCATCATCCTGCACATAGAACACATAACCAGTCACCCCTTTGCCATCCTTGTCACGGCTCTTAGCTGCCAGCGCTTTGAGAAACTGAGCATCGGAGACATTGCTCTGTGCTACGCGCAGGTGCCTGCCGACCGTTTTTGTTACAACCGGACTCAGTCCGTGTTCGCTTGTGACCTGCTCCGCGATCTCCGAGTAGAGAACGCCGGGAGCGGGCTTCTGCCAGACTCGCTGGATCTGCTTGCCCGCAAGCTTGTGCCCTTTGTCGAAAGCCTTGATCTTGATCGTCGGCTCGCCGGTTTCGGGGAAGTCGTAGTCTATCTCCTTGATAACCGCGACCTTCCTTGCCGACAGGTCGTCAGCATAACCGAACCGGGCGACAATCTCGTTTCCCTCCTGGAACAGCGGATCGTCCACGAATTGGAGATACCGATCCGTGATGGAGACCTCCATCACGTCCATCTCCTCCTCGTTATCCTCGAATGTGAACGAGGTTATCTCGTGTGTGATGTCCCTGGAGAGCCGCTTGCCCTCGATCTCTATCACGAATGTGGGCTGATAGTCGTCTATCCGCATCGACTAACCAAGTATCCTCATTTCAACCTGCTCCTCTGACGGCAGCCTGAGCATCCTGCCAAGCTCCAGGTCGAGCGGAAAGAAGATGTCGTTATAGTCGCATACAATCCACCACAGTTCTGCCCGGCCGAGGTAACGATATGCAATCAGATCGATCCGGTCGCCCTTGACTACGGCATGAAAGACATCGTCTGGCTGGGGCGTTGTGTCTATGCGCTGCCTTGTGCCAATGAACTCCTGGTCACCGTCGACATACAGCACGCACGTTGCATATCTCGAATCCGCCCCTATCACCTGCGCACCTCGCTGTAGCTCACGGACTTCTGCACTATCTCCTCAAGCGTCAACTCCACCTCCGCATGCTGCGGGAGTAGGCTGTCTCTGTCGAACATGTGAAAGTAGCGGCTTCGTACCTGTCGCACCACACACATCGTGCCTGGATACAGATCGCCCAGGAAGAAGAGCACCTTATGCGGCGCGTTCTTGAGCATCGTTTTCGCGTGCTCCGGATACTGGAGCGACTGCAGCCAAACGACTTTCTCCTTCACCGGACCCTTGAAGAACGAGACCTTGAACGTGATCCGCCGTGCCTCGCCCGCCACATACTGATAGCGCGGGTGGCTCATCCCCGGCACCTTTATCGCCGCGAAATCGGTGCTCTTCTCATCGGATATCTCGTCCGGGTTATATTGGAACTCAAGCCGCTCATGGGTCACGACATCCACGATGCAACCGGTCGTCTTCTTTACATCAGCACGCAAGGTCGGACCTCCCGGAGCAGGACTATCGGCTTGCCGATATGCCGCGCATGCTCTATCTCCCGGCGCATTCCATCCGAGACGCCTTCGCCGAGATAGACCCATACAACGTCACAGACCTCCATAAAGCGCAGACCCAGCGATAAGCCTGTCTCGCGCTGCGCTGTGTCGCTGTCATCCAGGAACTGCGTGTAGAGCAGGTGCGGGGCGAACGGCGCGAGACCTGACTCGACAGCCATCCGGCAAAGCGCCAATGCGACTCTAACATTGTGCTCGATATCACCCACATATCTGCTGCATATATAGGCTTTCTGCGCATCAGGCCGACTCATAGCTTCTGACCTTGCGCTCCCGCATATCCTTGTAGACAGCTTGGGCAATCTTACGGCCGTCGAGGGTTGTCGTGACCGAGACTTCAATCGGTCGTTCCGCGATCCCGTCCAGCCTGGCAATGATCGCCTCAAGCATTGGGCGCGCGTCCTCCGCGGCAAATGGCGATACGCCCGCTTGCGCTTCCGATCCCAACGCGCCACGCGTGATTGCCAGCAGCCGAGAGCGTTCAGATGCGTGGGAAGCTGCATCGATGACTCTCTGCTCGGCGACTGTGGAAGCGGTATCCGGCAGCGTAGCCGCGATACTGGGAGTCAGAGCCAGAGTGCCTGCAAGAGCAGTTGGGACGAACGCCGACCGGCCCATCCGCCTGGCAAAGCTGAAAGCCTGTTCGAGTGCTCGCGCAGGAAGTTTCGACGCATTGCTGATCCCTGAACTGAACGCCTCCAGCATCGCCGCTCCACTCCTGCTCAGAGTCGAAAGCGGTCCCTCCTTGGCGTCCGAGAACGGCAAAAGCCGCCTCAGCCTGGAAAGCGCCGATCTCGCAGCCTCATAAGGCGCTGACATTGCCGAGCGTATACCGGATGCTATCGTTGTCATCATCGATCTACCACTTGCGAACGCGCTTGCCACGAGACTCTTTGCGCCTGAAAGAATCGAAGAAAATGCGTTCGACACCGCTCCTCGAACAACCGACCAGGCAGAGGATGCTCTGCTTGCAAGGACGCTGAACGGTGCTCGCAGCCCGCCCGCGGCCTTCGATGCCATCGATGCAATACTCGACCACGCAGATGCCGCCGATCCACGAACACTCGACCAGACAGATACGGCGAAGCTGCCTATCTGCGAGAACGTGCCGGAGACAGTGGAAACCAGACCTGCTCCAAGAGCGCGCATTTCATTCCAGACCCACCTTGTCGCACTCAGCATATTCCTGAACGCTGCACTTAAGACTTGAGCGGGAAGCGAGATAAGAGACTGTATTCCCTGGGCAAGCGTCCGCGGAATTGCCGCGCCGGAAGCAGTGAGAGTCGAGAGCGGACCCTCCAGCGCGTCCGAAAACGGCAGCAGTTTTAGAAGCCACCCAAGCGCACGCCTTAGCATCTCGAATGGGTATTCTGCGGCAGACCAGATGCCTTGGGCGAGGGCAACGAGAATGCGCTTTGCGGCCTCGGTAAAGTCGATCTTCCCGAAGATTAGCGAACGGATCGTGCTGAAGACGCGGGTTATCGTGCTCACAACGGGAAGATTCTCGAGTGCAGCCAGAAGAGAGTTCGCAGCGGATCTAAAGAAATTTCCCGCGCTGGAGAACACATTTGCGAGCCAGTTCCATGTTGCCGACGCTACATCCCTTACCCAGAGAAATGGTGTAGCAAGGAAGTTGAAGACCGCGCTACCGATGGCTTTCAGTCCGTCCACGACGGATATATCGCCGGTTATCATCCGCCAGACAGCATACGCGACACGGCCGACCATGAGAAGACCCTGCACCAGCATCCGAAGTGGCAGTAAGAACTTGTAGACATAGGGCGCTGCCGCGACAAACGCCCCGACAATCACCCGACCAAACCAAGCCACAGCCCGCACGACCACCGCCACAATGCGGATCACCCACGAGAGGGGATAGACGATGAACTTGATGGCATACGCTGCTACCTGGGCGATTATTCCGAGGACCGTGCCGAGAGTTTTGCCGAAGCTCTTGAACGATGATGCGTCCACGGCTGTTGTCGCCAGCCCGAAAGCCGCGAAGACCGATCCTAGAGCTTTGCCGAGTTCGCCGAACGCACCCATCAGCGCACGCACAGCAGGTTCGAGGACCGCCCGGATCTTCCCAAACACTGAAGAGAACGCCTGCCACAGCCCTGTGAGAAACTGCCGCACTCGATAGTAGACCTGGAACACAGTGGTGACGAACTTCATCAGCCCCGTGGCTTCGAGCTTCTTCGCAAGCTCGGCGGACATCCGGCCGCTGCCGTCCGAGAGCGATCCGATCAGGGCGCGTATGCCCTCGAATGCAAGCGAGACCTTGTTCCACGCTCCCATCACAACATTGCGTATACCGGCGAAGTTGGTCTCCCAGGTACGCTTCAGCGTAATGACGGCAACGACCACGGCGGCAATAACCGCCACGACCGGCCAGAAAGAGGCAGACACTGCCGATCCTATCCCGGCAAGCATCGGGCCGAATGCGGCCATACCCGCTTTGACTGCCGGAAGCATAATGCCGACTGTCCCGAGTGCAGCCGTGATGCTGCCCGCTACAACGAGCACCGCTCCAAGTGCGACACACAGCGTTAGTATAGCCTTGGTAACTCCAGGGGCCGACTTCGCAATGCCCTGCAGGCGGATAATAAAACGGGAAACCGCTTGAAAGGCGGGGATCACAACGGGCAGCAGCGTCCTGCCGAGTATCTCGGCGAGATTGGTGACCTGCTGCTTCACGAGAGCGAACTGCGAGCCTATGTCGGCATTCATCGCCAGAGCCATTTCTTCGGTGACCGCTGTGCCGCTTATCATCGCCTCCTCGATGCTTTTGATGTTACCCTCAAGCTGGTCTAGCCCCATGGACATCTGTAGCAGGAACCGCACGGCTTCGTCACTGCCGAACGCCTTCTTCAGTTTCACCTGCACCATGGCGTTGGACAGGTCTGGAAACCCCTGCTTCAGTTCTTTGAGGATAGAGACTATGTCCTTGAGCCTGCCTGTGGGACCGACAAATGAGAGTCCCAGTTCTTGCCCGGCTTCCGCAACCTTGAGCATAAATGCCTTATAGAGCGTACCTGCTTCGCTTCCGGGCATCGTTGTCTGAAGTTGACCGAGGATCGCCATCTGTTCCTGCAGAGGCACATTGGAAGCTGCCGCTATCGCGCCGATGTTAGTTATAGATTTGGCCATCGCCGGTCCCGATGTTTTGAAAACGCGAACAGTCTGGGCAAGCGCCCCAGAGAACATTCTCGCCCAGTCTATGTCGGACACGTCGGCCATGATGGGTTTGAAAATGCCGTAGGCCGTTGTGAAGGTCTCGACCATCTCTTCGACTGTCGCTTTTGTCGCCTTAGCCGTAAGTGCGGCCATCGCGGCGAACGTGCCGACGGCCTGGTCCGAAAGCCCATCGAGCGCGGACTTTACATCATAAGCCGCCGTGATAAAATCGGCTTTGCATGTGCCGGACCACGTGTTGGTGAACGATTCGGCTGCGTCTTCCATTGCTCGAAAGTCTCTGATTCCAACGGAGGCAAGCTCCCCGAGGGCTTTCTGAGTTGCGGCGGTCGATCCCACCAGCACAGTGGGTACGGCAAGGAGGGCAAGTCCCGCGCCAACCATCATGGTGCCTTTTTCGATGAGGCCGAGGTTGCGGGTCATGTTCACGCCCGCGGCTTCGACTGACGAATCGAGCGTATCCATAGATGACTGGATACGCATCGCGTTCTGAGTGAAGGCGTCTTTGAGCGAGACTATTATGCCGAGGCCCAGATCACTCATCATCGCCGTTGTTTCTCCAGTTCATGTTTCTCATAATCAAGCTGATTCTCCAGAGCCTCGACGAACTGCTGCCTGATCCTGAGCGGAAGCCTCGCGACCTCCGCATAATCCCAGTGCAGTCCACCGTAGGCAAGAAAGAATGCGTCTCTTATAACCGAACTCCGGGAAATAAAAAAGAGGGTTCGGCCTCGAGCTTCGTGCGAATGCGCGTGCCGCAAGACTCACACTCGCACTCGATGTTGGTATCTATTCCCGCGTCCACCCGCAGCATCTCGGAGCGTAGTGCGGTCCGGTCCCGCATAGACATCTCGGTGAGCGTTTTCTTCGAAGGAGCAGCGCCATCTATTTCAAGGATTCGGATCATCATAGCGGAGGAGATGTTCGGCTCCTGCATCTGCGCAAGACGCTTCTCCTTGTGACCATCAAGGTGGACAAACCTGACTTTAGAACCCGATGCTGGAAGAGTGAACATGAAGTCGCGTTCCTCAGCGTACGACGTGACCGGCAGATCGCTCAAGTTCACGACGATACGGTTCTTTGCCCGGCAAGCTGTGTTCGGGCAGACCGGATCGAGTTCGACCTCGTCGCCGAGTGACACCTGTCGCAGCCGCACCAGGGTGAATAGCCTGTCGCCGGAGAGCATGTCAAGAACGTCAGTCGTACCGACCTCGTCTTTCTCACCGATCCGCAGGATGCAGTTCGCGAATACACGGTTCACAGCGTCACCTGAGCGGATAAGTCTCTGGTTTGTAAGCAACTCTTCCTCCGTACCGGTCATTTCCCTAAGCTCTATCTCGAGCCCACTGGGCAGTTCGAATGTATACATGCGCGCCTCCTAAAGCCAGTACTGGTAACAAATCGTCAGCTTCTCGATAGTGTTGTCGGAGCTTCCGCCTTCGAGTTCATCGTATTCCAGGGTCTTGACCCAGGCCCCGACAAGCGTCCAGCGGCGGGTCTCATTGCCGGAGCGGTCGTAGCGCACTATGTCGATGTCGCGCATATACTCCTCCGGCAGCGCGCCGACACCGTAGTTCACATCAGCCTGAATTCGAATCCAGTCGCGTGCGGACTCGTCGGAACCGTCGGCTAAGACACCCTTTTCGAGAGTGATATCCTCGAACTTCATCCGTCCGGCTACCTTCTGGTCGAACATCGACCCGGCCGGGGCAAACGCAACCTCCTCGAACTCGGTCTTCGGCTCCTGGCCTTTCTTAAAGAGAGCCACATCGAACCCGTTTATCTCGATGGCAAACTGCCAGTTCTGATACAGGCTTTGGGGCATCATCACTTCCATAACGGTCCCTCCCTAGAATATCTCGCTGAAGTCCGCGCCGGTCGCGGTGAGTACGAAGTTGAGTTCCACGAACTCAGCGGTCTTTGTGGGCTTCACGAACACCCGGCAGACCATCTGGTTCTGGTCTATCATCTGTGCGGTATTGGTCTCCTCATCGCACTGTACGCGGAAATCGTAGACCCCCCCTTTGCTCTTGATATTCGATAGAAATGGGGTAATGAGTCGCATCAGCGCCCGCCATGTCTGCGGATTGTTTGGCTCGAAAACCACGAACCGCGCCGACTGCGAAACAGCCTCTTCGACATACATCATCAAGCGGCGCACGTTTATGCGATCTGTCGCTGAAGGCTGAGTCTGGAGCGTCTTCTGTCCCCAGATGTTTATGCCGGTATCCGGGAATGACGCGATCACGTTGATGCCTTCGGAATAGAGCACATCCCGCTCGCCGCGACTGGTGTTGTAAGCAAGCGAGAGCACGTTAAAGACTCGCCCACGGTCTATACCGGCAGGTGCATACCATACTTCCGCTTTCTGATCGCTTCGGGCAATGCAGCCAGCGACAGCGCCGGTAGGTGGGACGAGCTTCTTCTTGCCCGTGAGCGGGTCAGAGATCTCAAGCCACGGATAGTAGAGAGCTGCGTACGACGAGTTGAACGCCGCATGAGTATATAGCCCCTGGCCTTTACGGAAGTCGACCGCCTCCAGCGGTTCAAGATGAATCGGCGTCTCTGCGATGAGGAGCACATCCCTGCGGCTCTCCGCGTAAGCGATTCCAGCACTGATGACCTGCGCCGTCGTGACACCCGGCACGAGCAGGATGTTAAGCGCGTCTATCTCATCGAATGCGCAGAAACCGGAGTGCTGTGATGGATCGCCGATGTAGTCGGTATCGGTCATACCGGTGACCCCGTCGTCTCCCGCAGCAAGCGAGAATGCTCCGGCAGCGGGCCTGTACAGAGCAGCATTCGCTGTCATTGAGAGATCGTCGACTGTGATGAATTCGGATACCTCATTGATGGCGATCTCCACGTGATTCGGCTTTGAGTCGTCCATTGAGAGGTTTCTAAACACTTCCACCGTCTCGCCCTTGAGCCGTACAGCCAGGTCGAACTCGCTCGCGGGATCTTGCGCACCGTCCTGAATCTGGACCGACAGTGCATCGCCCCACTTGCCCTCATCTATCGCGTTCACCTTGAGCGTGTCCTGCGGATCTTGCCCGCCTGCAAGATGGGCTGAAGCTGCTGGCGCGACAACGCCGGAGTCCGTCGATGTGGCCTGAACCAGAGCCGACGCCTCCGTACTTCCGGTGACTGCGTCGATTACCTGACTTGCGGTGCTGGTGGCGCTGCCCTCGCTGTCCGTTGCCAGATGAACCGTGATCGTTTGCCCGGTCACCTCGACCGAAAGTGGAGTGTCGTTGCCGGATACCGTGAGAGCGATGGTGATTGCATTACCCGCCGTGCCGGGAGTCTTCGCGGTCCAGACTATCCTGTCAGTACCCGGGGTGCCTGTCGTGAGCGTCGCCGCCCCACCGTCTCGTCCCTCGAGAGTCGCGCTCGACTTCCTTGCCGCGAGCGTTGCCTTGTCCGCCGGATCTGTGTAGTGTGCAATACGGTTGACATAGAGCACCTGACCGCCGTTGTCGAAGAACGCCCGCGCCGCATACGCAAGGTAGCCGTCAGCGATGTAGGAACCGAACTTACGGACAAACTGCTCCCAGCTCGTCACGAGCGTAGGCTTGTTGATGGGGCCTTTTTCCGCGATTCCTATCATCCCGCAGACAGACGTCGATATCTGCTTCACGTAGAAACTGAAGTCCGTTTCCCGGGTGTAGACTCCGGGCGACTGGTATGAACTCATCTTTCCCTCCGTTTTCTTTGCCTTGCCTGCGGTCCGACTTCATCGAGCGGGTCCACAATGTGTTCACCTGCCGCTGTTTCCACGAGTGGATCGGGCTGTGTGCTTTCTGAAAGTGACACGTGACCACGGGCAACGGCCCGTTGAATCTCCTCGGAAATGCGCTCCGCAAGTATCTCCCTGCACTCACGCGCCGAGAGATGCAGCCCCTCGCCACTCGCCACCAAATGAAAGGCAAGCGGTTGGAAGAGCAGGTTCTTTATGCTGATCCTCATCAGGTATGCTCCCTATATGCCAAGTTCAAGTTTCAGTCCGGTCGCGAGTTTCCCAGTCACCACACGGCCGTCGTAGACCGGGCAATCTTCTATCCGGCACTTGCCGGAGGACTGTCGCAGGTTTGAAAGGTTTACTCGCTTTAGTCCGCCAAGTGGAGTAAGCTCGGTGATAGCGAGCGATCCGTGTTCTCCGACCATAAGTGTCGAGTGAAGCTGGTAGAACCGCGCGATCTTCTCAGTCAAGCCCAGCAACTCAGCTTCTTTGCTCGTGGTCACTATGACGTCGAAGTCCAGATGATACAGCCTCGGATGACGGCATTGTTCGAATGTCATATCCGCCTCGTTGCGCTTCGTGATCATCGCCGTTGTTCGTCGGCCACTGTCCTCTAAAAGTGTTGGACCCTGAAAAACCACGCTCGGCACATTGGTTACCTCGAACACATCATCGGCGCATACCAGGACCGCGCCCGTGTGGATTTCCGACTTCGCCAGCCGAATGAACGATTCGACTATCTCGCGCAGGATGTCCAAGCTACTGTGCCTTCACCGAGTATTCGAGCGTCACCGACTCTCCCTCAATAAGCGTCCGGTCAATCTCGAATGTGAGTTGTCCCGTGTCAAGCGCAGGCGCTACAGGCTGGCCGTCTATCTTTGCGCTGCCAGCCACAAGAGCAAAAAGAGCGGGTATGATGACCTTGTATCGATTGACCTTGACCGGCTGAACTACTGTGATAGTTGCGCTCGCAGTAGTACTTCTTGCGACGCCAAACTCGTCTTCCCACTCGTCTTCGGCGGTGATGGTGACAGGCTCACGTGGTGCGAGCACATTCTTCAGGTTTACCGCCATAGCGACCGGCTGACCGCGTTTGGTTGTAGCTGACACGGGAGTTGCTGTCACCTGTAGCGCATCCGCAAACAGCGGCCTGCCTGTAATGAACGCAAGCACAACTATCAGGATCATAGATGTGGTGTGCCTCATCTGGATTTTCCTCCGTTATCTGATGACCGAAAGCAGGGCCTGTCGGTAATTCTCGATCACTTCGTTACGATATTTCAGCATTGTTGGATGCAGAAATGGCCTCGGCGGGATCACTATCACCGCGCCCGATGGGTGATTGATGGTCGCGCCGTACTCCATAATCGCCCCGATGTTGGCGATACTCTCGCCGTTCTTGTAAACGCTCGTCCGCAATAGTCCCACGAACGCACCGTCGGACATGATCTTCTGAGTTATGGAGTTCAGCAGGAACCCCGTGTCGATAAGCGCCTTGCTTGAGCCCTTCCGCTCAATGGTGACCTCGGCAAGCGGAGCGAACTGCTTTCCGCCCGGAGCCTGGCTCCGAATTCCTCGCTGTATCTCCCGGACGAGCAGCAGCGCGTTCTTCGTTGTTGCCTGTCGGACGGCGAGAGCCAGCCGTTGATTGAAGCCGTTGGTAAGCAGGACCTTTGCCCTGTCCCAGTCACCGAAACGGCTAACCTCCATGTAGAGCCACCAACTCCAGGACCTTGTGAGTCACGATTCCGAACAGCGACTGCGGGGCCACCGTCTGCACCCGAAAGTCTCGACCCTCAAGATGAACACGATCCTCCATGCGAACATCAAGCTCAGGCAGAACACTTGCAAGCGCATCCGCCTGTCTCGCCAGGTCTTTGGTCGGTGTTTCGGACAGTTCCAATGGAAACGTGCATACCTCGGCAAATTCGCTCTCATCCGAACCATAGAGGTTCTCGTCCGCCTGCTTTCGCAACAGTGATGCAGTCTGAGCCGATGCCAGGATAAGGTTGCGTATCTCCGACGCCGCTGCTGATTTCTCCGAATCAGTGAATATGGCCATGGCGATGATGATGGCGGCCTTGCTCGAATATCACCGGCCGGAGCGGTTTGGGCGTAATGATGTAGCCATCATCTAATGCCGCATCCGGTTTGATCTCCCGCAGACGCTCGTGATATGAAGTTGTCAGATCTGCCTCCAGCTTCTCCCAGTGTTCTGGCTGGCTGGTCTTGTCAACACGCTTGTCACCCGACGAGAATGAAAACGCGTTGGCAGTCGCCGCACGCATAAAGCGACATGCTTCGATCCGGGCCTGTAGGAGCAGCATCTCAAGAGTCTCTCCATCTGGCTCAGGGATGATCTCGCCGCCCGATATGGACATATGCGTGTCCAAGTCTCTACCGACCGGGAAGACGCTCTTCAGGATACAGCGCGTCAGGGTTTCGTCTTTGAAACGTTCGGCACTCGGGTCAGCGAGATCCGTGCGTAGCAGCCCGACCAGATCACTTAGGGACATCGGCCATCTCCAGAGACTGTCCCCGGCTGTTCTCTTCAGACCGGTTTTCCGGCTTGGTGTCCAGGTTCTCTTCGGAAGCCGAATGCTGTTCCTCTTTTGCCGGTTGAATCTTGTCCTTTTTGCACGCCTCTTTGTTTTCCGCGCCGGAAGTGGTGGCCTTGCTCTTGGGCTTTGCCGCTGTCTTTTCCGCCTGTCTTGACTCGGACTTCGCGGCCGATGCGACATCCATGCGGGCAAGCAGCCCGTCAGCCACGGCTTTTTCCGCTTGTCTTGTGAGCGTTTCCAATTCAATGGACTCGCCAGGAGCAAGCTTGAGTCCGGCATCAGCGATGATAAGAATGCCTGGGCGAACGTTCTTGATTCTGACCACGTGTGTGTCTCCTCCTAAGCGAGTATCCGAATCTTGGCAGTGATCTCAGGGCGAGTGATACCTTGGCCGACCTCCGACCACACCAGCCAACCTGTTTTGAACCGGGTCTTCTGCTCAATGGCTTCGGTCTTGAGGCTCTCGCGCACTGGCATTTTGCCTACTTCCTCATCTGGAACGAGGAGTATCTCATTCATTTCGGCAGACGCCGTGAGCAGAATGCCGCCAGTACCGTAGTTCTTGATGACGCCCTTGGTACGCAGTTCCGCTCGGGTTTCGGGATCAAGGTCCCAATCGCGCATGTCGTTAAACCGCCGACCGCGCATGACGATGTACTTGACCGACAGTTCCAGGTCCTCGATGATGGAGATTGCCTCGTTGAGCGCATCGTCTGTGAGCTTGCCTCCAGTCACATCAATGGTGTTCGCGGCAGGCACAGCAGCGGAGATGACAGAGATCGTGCGCCTGTCCATCTCCTTGCGAATTTGGTCGGCGGCGGAAGTCTGGATGTCCATCAGGGTCCCGATATTGCCGTTTTTGAGGACCGAGACATCGACCATAGGTGTTGAGTGGATGCGATGAGTCGGAAACTCAATCTCGTCCTGACCGAGTTCCTGCTCACGAGCCTCACCCTCATTGCTGATCCAGTAAGCTTTAACCTTCGGCTTCTTCTGGTAAATGGGCCGCTCGCCTTTGGGAAGCGTGTGCTGGGTCAGCAGGAGCGAGGTGATCTCCTTGCGCTTGATCTCCTGCTCGATAGGCTCGGCAATTGCCGCCGCCAGCGCGCGCATTCCATCCGGAGATTCCAAAGCCTCGCTCATCAGGCGGGCCATGGTCTCCATGTATTCCTGGCTGTGAATGTTAACTTGAGTTGTTTCCAACGCTCCCTCCTATATGAGCAGGCGGAACTTTAGCGCCCCGCTTGATACCGAAATGGCCCTGGCGACCACCTCGTCGCCCTCCTCGATACCCGCCGTGAGTTTGCCGTTAGCCGAGACCTTGAGGTCATCGTCGGGATTGATCGTCCCCTCGAAGACGTCAGTTTCGTAGATGCCGCCCATGCAGAAAATGCCGGGCATCTCACCGTTCTTGTAGTCCTTGATGAGCACACCGAATGACTTGGCAGTCGGGTCGGTATTCACGGCGAAGAGATCGTTTCCGACCAGCTTCACTATCTGACCGCACGACCCGGCACCCTGCATGTATCCGTCGCCGTAGGCGAGTCCTCGATGATTGGGATTAAGAAATGCCACGTTATTCCTCCTCGTTAGTTACTCTTGCCCGCGCCGACGCGCTCACGGTAGGCAGCCATGAAACCGTCCTTGAGCTTGTCTTCGAGGCTGGTCTTCTTGTCATCTACATCGAGCGGGCGTACGCCCGCGTCGGTGCGAAGCTGGCGATCCGTACCGGCTGACGCGGTATTATCCTTGCCGTCTTCGTCTTGCTTTCCGGCGTTAGAACACTCGGTTTTCGGCTGAACTGCGCGCTCGTAGGCAGCCTCGGTCGCCGCGAATGCATCGTCCGAAAGCCCGGCAAGACGATTGAGTTCCTGCTCACGCTCCTCGTCGGAGGCGAAGCTCAAGCCCGCCTTTTCGACTTTTCGCAACAGCTTTTGAGCGCGGGACTTGTTGGCGGCTGCCTTGCTCTCGGCTTCAAGTTCATCGATATGCTTCTGCATGTCGGCAAGCTGCTGTTTGAGCTGTCTGTTCTCGTCTTCAAGCTCCTTGATGCGGCTCTTGTCGTCTACCGAAGCGCCCCCGCCCGGAGCGTTCTTCTTTGCAGCGTCTTCGTGCTGCTCGTCGTTCTCGTGTTCTTTCTTGTCGTCTTCCACTGAAGAGCCTCCTGAATTTGTCTGTGTCATTTGCCCTGAATGATCCGAGGCGACCTGGGTGATGCGTGCGTTCTCATCAGCGCCTTTGCGGTCGAGAAGACCAAGGCCGGTGAATGTAACACCGTGAAGTATCTCGAAGACCGGTTTCCCTTGATATTCCGCACCTTTGTACTTGCGAAGATGAATGCAGTAGTCGTTTTTGTTGGTCACCATCTTGCCGCAGATGGAGCACTCGCCGGTCTCGTAATCGCATTCCATCGAGACCTGACTGATAATGCCGCGTTTCATGAGCTTGTAGGCAAGCGCGGCCGTTGGGGTGTCCTTCACGTAAAGCTCGCCCACGCACTCCACTCTGCCACCGGTATCATCTTCGACGAACTCGGATGCGGTGATGCCGCCGACGATGTCGATGAGGTCCTGAGAGTGCTTGAGGTCTATATTTCTGTTGATTGCTGTCGTGCAGCGAGCCGCCAGTTCGTCTGGGGTAAAGTGGTCGCCGTTGCGGTTTGTTCCCGACCGGCACATCACGAAGCCGAACTGCGGATCACCCGCGTTGGGGTTGAGGTCAATCGCTTCGGTCGAGAGTCCGTCCTTGTTCGTCAGACTCACTTCCACGGGGACAGAGGTGTGGCAGTTGGAAACACCCGCCGAGGCGATTGACCTTGGAGAACCTGATGCAATGAACAGAAGTTCGCGCCCTATCTTGCCTTCGCCGCCTCTGCCAAGCATGATGTTGTACTCGACCTCCATCCCCTTGACCTTAACCTGGCCGAACCGACCGGCGAAGATGTCCTTTATCTCCTTCTCAGTGGGGAATGCCCGGTCACGGTAGGACATGATAACGGTCTTGTATCTGCTGTGTGCCTCCGTTGCCAGGCTCTCGATGAGAGTGCGAATGCTGTCGCGGTCGTAGTGAGTACGCGATTTATAGCTGCGGCGGTTGTCGTCGAGAAGTTGCTTGTCCGCCCAGCGGTTCATAAGGCCCTCGACGAAGTGGAGCGAGTACTCGTAGTCGTTGTTTGAGAACTCGGTTATGTAGGGCGGGTCTAGATACAGCACGTCCGTGCCGAACTTACGCACCGCCTCGACAGCATCGCCGTGGAATGCTTTGCATTCCTGACCGCTGTCGAACACGAGCCTGTTGAGTTGAACCGCGTATCGCTTGAAGCTTTCCACCATACTTGGTATGGGAATGCTCGTGAGCTGGTTCTCCTTGAAACTGCCAGCCTCCGCTTCCATATCAGCATCCGCCTTGAGATTCAGTTTCGAGCGATGGAACTGGCCGTAGAGGCTCTTTGCCTTCACGGTATTGCCGAGTGCAGCAAGCGCCAGATCCTTCTTGTAGCCGGAGAGCTTTTGGATATTCGCCCACACCTGATCGAGCCAAGCCAGCACTTTCCTGGTATAGTAGTAACCGTGAAAGTTGTCGACGATGAACGTCCCCGCATTCGGGTTCGGCGCGAGAATCTTCTCGATGTCCTCGTCCGAGAGCGTCTCGTGCGAGTTCTCGACTACCGCACGCGCGACGTGGTAGGGAAAGAGCAGCAGGTCGTTTGCGATGACCTTCAGGCCCTTACGCTTGAAGTGATAAGATACATTCGCGCCGCCGGAGAATGCATCGAGGATGGTCTTCGCGTCTTTCGGCACCTGTTGCTCGATCCAGCCGAGCATCACGTACTTGTTGCCCATGTAGCCGGTAACCTTTACCGAATCCACCCCTGCCTGGCAGGAGAGCAGGTCCACATCGTCCGAAAGCGGGGCGTCTGCAAGCGCCTGCATGTTGTTTTCGATCCGAATCTCGGCGCTCGATGCCAATGGCTCGTGCTGTTTCATCCACTCTTGGGCTTTCTCCATTGTCCAGCCGTCGGGGTTCTGCTCGGTCTTCTTTGCGAACCGATACGCCTGCAAGGCCATCGCCTTTGTGTCATGGCCTTCCGGTACAAACTCCTTCTTGAGCCTGCCTATGATGATGGCGACGCCGTCTACATCGTCGAGGACTTTGCGTCTGAAGCTGTCGGGTTCGAACTGCTCTGGGTCGCGCACTCGGTAGCGGATCTCATTGGGAGTCTCATCCCAGACTGCCTGCGCCTGCATTTGTGAACACACCGGACACAGGCCCGCAGTCTGTTTCATCTCACTGGCTCTGGAACAGATGAAGAGTCGCTCTATTGCCTGAGAGTTTTCTGAGTGCCGCGAGGAGATGTGGTATTTATGCTGCTGGGACTGCATCCGGCTTGACATGCCGCTGGACGAAATGATGTTCCTCATCTCATCTTCGTTCGGATAAGCGTGATCGCGGTATGAGATCAGCCAGTTCGGGATGTGCTTTGCACTTGCAAGAAATGTCGAGATAAACTCGGCCGCGTTGGCTTTTGTAACCGTCTTGTGGTCGGTTTCATAGTGATGAGTTTTAGAGTCATCCACGAGCGTGAGACCATCCCAGTAGGTCATAAGACCTTCGACGAAGTGGTAGCTCTTCTCATAGTTGGTCGTTGAGAACTCAGTGGCGTAAGGCGGGTCGAAGTAAGCAAGGTCCACTTTTGCATCGGCCAGAGTCTCGTTTACATCCTTGCGAGATGCCTTGCACTCCTTACCGTTGTCGAAGACGAGAGCGTTTATGCGGGCGATGTTGTCCGCGAAACGCTCCTTGAACTCCTCCGGCGTGTCCTGCCGCTTGCCGTAGTCGGTGGAAGATGAGAAATGCCCGAAGCCGCCCTTGCCCGACATGCATGTCTTGCCGAGAGCGAAGAGCGCGATGTCCCTCTTGTAACCAGAGAGCGCGTCGATATTCGCGCGGATGGTATCGATGACACCGTGAACGCCATCGGCGAAGAAGAGGCCCTTGAAGTTGTCGCGGACGAACGTGCCTGCCTTGGGGTTGTCGGCCAGCAGCGCGTCGAGTTCTTCCTGGCTGATGCGAACGCCGTTGTTTTCGATGATAGCCCGAGCCGCATGGTGGCAGTAGTGGAGCCGATCGTTGGCGACGACCCGCAGCCCCTTGGTCTTGTACATGTACGCCACGACTCCGGAGCCGGAAAACGCGTCGATGACTGATCCCACATCCTCCGGGGTGTGCTTCCAGATCCACTCGACGAGCTTCTGCTTCGAGCCGATATAGTTGGTTATGTATTTGGGCCGCTTGTCCGGTGGCAGTTCCTTGATGACAAGTTCCGCGCCCTGAGCGATAAGCAACTCAATTCGGCGCGCGGCGTCTGTCTCGAGAAGGAACGCTAGCCGGTCGAGATCTGTTGCGAAGAGTTCCATCTAAGCTCCACCAGGATGGCGCAGTTCAACGCGCTCCTAATGGCTACATATGCGAAAGAATCCAAAAACGACGAAAAAACCATTCGCAGTCATCGATATCGATGCGGACAGAAGTACTTGGAGGCTTGTATGAGGAGACGACTACCGGCGAGGCAAGCCCTGCAGGACGAGCGCCGCGCATTCTTCTGCTGTGGCGAACTCCTGAGTCTCTATGATCTCACTGCGAGTGCCGATATACGGCGAAAGCGTGGCGCGATGATATTCCAGGAAATCCTCCGGCAGCGACTTTATATCATTCTCCACAAGTCGGTTGATGACCCAGTCTGCGTCTTCGGCAAAATCGTCGTTACCAGGCAGGTATTCCATGATGATGTCGAGGCCCGGCCCGGGTCCTTGCACCCAGACGCCTATGGGTTCATAATGCGGATCGGTATCGCGATCACGGAGGGCGTATTCCACCATATACCTAAGCTGCATGGTCCCACCCCTCCGCGATCTTCGTGTGCTCTTCAAGAAGCTGGACGTCTATCGCGTCAAGCTCGGACCTGTTGTCGTTCTTGTATCGCTGCCATTTGTCCCAGGCAACCACATAATCGTGCTCCGTGGCATCCATAATGAGTTCGATGTGATACGTGCGGTCGCGGTCATCGGTGAGGTCAAGCTCTAACGTGTCCTCCCGGCTCAAGTGAACAACCTTTATGGTGTGAGTATACTGAAAGCCGTTGTCGTAACCCACGGACTTGAACATCAGCCAGAAGTCAGTCTTTGTGATGTTCCCACCTGCATCGAAGTGCGGCGCGACCCGCGTAACGGTGTAGCTGTCGATAAGGCCGAATGGCAGGGGAGTATCGTGTCCCTCGCGCATTACCATAAGCGATCCTCCCCGATTGAACTCCTCGAACAGCGCTTGCAGCTTTGCCTTTTCCTCTGCTATGAAATCCCGCATGTTTACCTCACCAGAACGATGTCCTCAACCTTGCGGCCATCGGACAGAACGGATATGCCATGCTTTGCGAACACTTTGAGCACATTCGCCCGCTCCGACTCGCTTGAGACGACCACCGCCTCAAGGTTATCGAGCAGCGTGATCGAATACTTGAAGATGGTCTCGTTGCCCGAACTACGCGAAAAGCTCTTCCACGCAGCCGGATCACTGCCGCGATTACTGGTTACGTAATCATCTGTTACCTTGCCGTAAGTGTCATGGCTGTAGCTTATGGCATCCATTCTGCGCAGAAGCCGGTTCTTGAAATACAGTCCGCATTCGCCGCTCCTGCTCGAAAGAGGTGACTTGCGAATCCGCGTAAACACATAGCTTGCGCCGCCGCTTCGCATATCCGCTTCCGGCGACATGCCGCCCGGGGTAATCCCGGCTCTGAGCTTCTCCACGGTACTTATCATCGCGCCGTTGTTTTCGAGTGTACTGTCGAGAAACGTGCTCATATTCGAGTTATTGGTAAGGTTGTGGAAAAGGCTGTAGCCCGTCATCTGCTTTTCCATATCCTTGTCGGAGATATCGAATCTGTACTGATGCCTGTAACCGCCCATGACCTTACTGTTCTTGAATCCGTGCTGGTATTCCCCGACGGGATTGTATCCCGGCAACTTCGTGATGTCCGGCACTCCAAGCCGTTTCTCCCAGAACGAACGCATTGCCTGTATGCGCTCGGTCTTCGCGGCATTGCGTCCATCGAGATCAGTTACCATCCTGAGATACTCGGAGTCGCGGTCGGCTTTTGTGATATAAGCCTGTTTCGTCAGATACAGAATCTCCGCATCATCGGCGGTGGCGACGTTCGCCTTGAGTCCGACTTTCTCGATGTGTTCAAGCGCCGTCTCCAGGCTCTTTGTATCCGGGCGATTCGGTATAGTCACCTCAAGCTCACCCGAGTGCGCGTACAGGTTCTTCTTCGACCACGGACGATAGGTCGCGCGAATGCCGTCTCCGAAGTCTATTTCATATTGCTCACCGTCCGGCATCGGGTGTCCCCGGAAGAGCGATGTGGTTGTCGCCGCCTCGGTTTCGACCGATAGATCGCCACTCCTGATGGCGCGCCTGGACTGCATTACTTTCGTCTTTCGAACAGTAAAATCAGAATCCTTGACTTTCTTCCTGGGAGGAGAGTGCTTCTTCCGATAACTCTCAAACATCTCCGAGATAGGTTTTCTCTCCCTGGCAGCTTGCTGCGTCTTTTCAATCCATGCGATATAGACCTGTGCCATCTCCCGGATGTCTGGATCCTCGGAGCCTGTTAGCTTTCTGAGTGCATCAAGATGCTTAGTCACCTTGTCCAGCTTGGACTTGTTATATGTGCCGTCCTGCGCGTGATGGTTCACAGTCTTCACGGCAAGCAGGATGTCTTCGGCGAAATCATCCTCATCCAGAGGCTCTCCTATCCTTGCAGCACCGGTCTGTCTGTCGGATTTCCTGAGCGCGGGCAGTATCTTCGACTCGGCTTCGGGTCGCACCTTGAGCTTGATCACCGTTCGCTCCTTGCCGCCAACGGTCTCGGTAAAGATTAACGCGTTCTGGTCTTCGATGTCGGTTTCGTCTATAGGCAGCGTCTTGCCCTGCCAGCCGAGAAGACGCGCTTCCTCAATAATCTGCTCCTCTGCTTTACCGATGCGGCCAGTTGCCGGAGCCTCGGTGCCATCATCGAACCTGAACTTCTTTTTGTTGAGGACGTCGGCATAGAATTCCTCAAAGTCGCCGCGCAGGTTGTGCTTTCGGGCAAGCGCGAGATCGTAGAACGCTTTCTTCTTCAGTTCGTCGCTGCCGAACCTGCCCTCGACATATGGTCGGATCAAGGCCAGGTAATCATCATCAGATATGCGCTCTACCTCGCGGATGTAGCGCAGGGTGACCGAAGGATCGGCCGTCACCTTGCCCTGTTTCACCGCGCGAAAGAGAGTGTTGTAGAACGGCTCGCCCTCACCACAGGCTCCGTTGGGGTGGTAGTCGATGGAGAGTTTGTCAGAACCGAGGAACTTGAAAAGCTGGGCCTTGTCGATACCGTAGACCTTGCCGGATTTTGCCCGCAGAAACTGCTTGGAATGTCCGTCGTGATTGGAGATAAGCCAGTCTATGACATGCTCGCGCTGAACCTGCGCGATATCATCGGACGAAAGATCGGTGACATCGAAACTGGAGAAATCAGACTTAGCCACCAGTCCGCCGCGCCACTTCTGAATAGAGCCTGCTCGTCCGTTAAGCCGGATCGTCCTGACTTCCATTGCTTCTGGGTCAATGAGACGCCCTATCTTGTACGCGGCCTCCTCACCATGCGCGATGAAATCGTCGGATGATTTACCGACCGGCTTGAAGAGCCATTTATCGCCGTTCTCGTCAAGCCAGAACTCCTTCTCGTGCGCCCCGCCGACGCTTGCCTTACCGACATACTTGAACTTCTCAGGCTTACCGTGCTCGGCCCAAGCCGCGTCTGCCGGATCGAACTCTGCGGTTTTCTTCGTAAATGTGTTCGGCGTCACGACTGTGACAGGCTGTGGGGTAACCTGTGGTTCCGGTGTATGAACTGCCTTCGGCTGTACTGCCTTACCAGGTTTTGCCAGGTGCTTCTCAGCCCACTTTGCATGCTTTGCCTCGATGCTGGCCTGTGCAGCAGACAGCTTAACCGGATCAGTCTCCGTGAACAACGTGATCAACTCGTCTTTCGATGACCACTGCCAATGCTTGACCTTTGTCTGCTTCGCCAGGTCCTTCAGCTCGCTAGACTTCATCGCCGAGACCTGCTGCTGGAATGTGAGCTTCTTAACTGCGACCTCCTTTGCGTGCTGTTCGAGGACCGACGTCGGCAGGCCCGCATCTTTCGCCAGTTCCATTTCGGCAGCTTTCACCGACTCGAGAAATGAGGAATACTGAGCGGGAGAAGACGGCATCACTATCTGCGATGTGGCGGTTTTGAGAGCTTGGTCGGCCTTCTTGAGCGCCTCCTGCTTTGCGGTATCCAAAGCCTGCTTCTTGGCCTGTTCAGCCATCTGCTGGCCCGCTAATTTCTCAAGAGCCTTGACGAGCTGCTCTTTGTTTTTCAGCGGCGGGATGCTATGTTTCTGCTTGGCAGCGATTAGGGCCTTACCGGCAAGGCCGGAGTGATCCATACCTGGCTCAAGGCCGTCCAGCATGTCGATCACTTCCGATTTGGTGAGGTTCAACGACACGCCGTGCTGCTTGGCCATGTCCTTGAGTTGGACCATAGTAAGGTTGGAAAGGTCGGTCTGTGGAGCGGGGCTTTTTGCGGCTTCTTCAAGTTCCTTGGCCTGTTTTATCACTGCCTGCTTCTCAGCAAGGAGCTTTGCAAGCTCGTCCTTACTGCGCAGCGCAGCGATATTGTATTGCTTTATCTTCACCTGAAGCGCGGTCCCCGATAGGTCGCCGTGATGGATTCCCGGTTCTGCCTGGTCGAGCAGTTTAATGAAATCGGACTTTGTTCGGGCGACGGCAACGCCGTTCTGTTTCGCCAATGTCTGAAGCTGCTTTACAGTAAGGGTGCCGAGATCCGCAATATCACCCGACTCGAATGCGCTCTTTAGCTTCTTCTCTTCTTCAGCCTTTTGTTGTGCCTGGAACTCTATCGCCTGCGGAGGCAAGATGCAGGCGTTCTGCCCGGGCGCAGCGGACGCGCCGAGTTCGCCGCCGCAGATCACCAGCGGCCATGCAACGACACTCGTGCAGCGGCAGTTGGGGTGAGCTGGCTGGCTGGGGAAGTGGTCGGTATCGAAGACCTTGCCGTCGAGACCACCGCAGACCGGGCACATCCGCTCGTCTTCCATTGCCAACCATTCGAGCTTCTGCACCCCGACCTCTCTGTGGAACTTGATGCGCCCCTGGTTGTGGGCACGCAAAACTTCCGTGCGGGCGATCATCTCCATCCGGTACTGTGCTTTGGAGAACACCTTGCTTCCGGCGTTGCGGAACGATTCTTTGTCCTCGATGACCTTTCCGAGATCCCGGGCTATATCGTCCGCGCCTTTGCCGGTGGCGATACCGGAGAGAATCGTGCGCTTGATGCCATCCGAAAGCTCGCGATGGATATCACCGACAAGCACCAGATTATAGTTGGCCATAAAGTCCAGCGCGTCGGTATCGATAAGGGTGAAGACTGATGTGGTGAGCTTGTCTATTCCGTCCGGTCTGAGATCGCAGTAGAAAGGCATCCGGGCAACTGCAAGTTCCTCGATCCCACGATAGACGCCGGATCTGAAGCTCGTCCGTGAAGCATTGCGGAACATCAATGTGTGGTCTTTACGGAGCGTACGCATAGTCTCGCGTATCTCGGCATCCAGCTTCTCAAAACCCTCCAATGCCGCGAGCTTATTGTCGGGCAATGAGCCAAGACTTTTGTAATTCATAAATGCCCGATGAACCTGTTCCTGTGCTGACTTGAGCGACTGGCTGAGCTGGTGAGCGACCTGCTCGGCGTAGAGATCGCGGGTCATAAGGCTTTTGTCCGCCGCCTCTCGTATGGCCTTGGCCTGCCATGTGAGATCGGCGACGGCACACATCATCGGGGAGGGTGAACTCACTTGCTCTCGACCTTCCTTGGTTGCAGGAACCGGCACGCCGGAGAGTCGAATGTGACTTCCGCCTGGATGACGCCGCAGCGATTGTGTTCGGCATCGAAGTATCCGCAGGAGTCACAGACTTCACCGTCGTGCTCACCCTTCGCAAACAGTCCGCCCCATGCCGCATCCGCTCTTGAGCCGGTCGGATTCTTCGCGGGGTCGAGACCAAGCATCTCCTGCGCCGTCTCCACGCTCATGATTCCGGCTACGGCCATATCGACGATGGGCTTCACCTGCTTCTCATCCAGGAGATCGACCGACTTGCCCTCGTGCTCCCGGTTGGCGGTCTCGGTGTCAGGGTCAAGGTCCATCTTGAGCTGCAGTGATGAGCGACTGATGAGCTTGCGGTCGTAAAGCTCGATAAGGAGCTTCTTGAAGTCCACCGCGTCGGTCGGGTCGAGGTCGTTGAAGACGAACTGGATGCCCTTTCCCTGATGCCCGGATATCTCAAGCCAGTCGGTGTATATCCAGTCGAGGATCGTCTTTGCCGCGTGCTTAATCTCCCGGATCATTATGAGCATCTTCTGCATAGAGACCGATGCGGTTGCGAAGTTCGGGCCGTCGCCTGCGACTAGCGACCGCGATAGCCCCAGCGCGACGACTATGTCTTCCTTTACTTCCTTGACCTTATCCTCGACATTGAGAACCTCGCCTTCGGTGCCGTAGGTCTCGACCGTCACGTAGAACGGCACGACCATGCCGCTTTTCATGTCCATCTTGTTCATCAGATCGCGGACATCGTGAAGCATCTTCTGGTCCGGCATGATCATCCGCTGTCCGAACTCGCCGCCGACCTTGATGAACCGCAGCGGCGTGGTCCACCGCTTGGCTATCGCCTTCTCTGCCCGCCGGTAGTCGCGCAGAAGTTCGATGGACTCAAACGCCGGAAGTACGAGTGAGTTGCCCCTGGGCGAAAACGACGGCGCATCCCACTTGAGATGCAGCGTCTGCTCGACCGGAAGCTTCAGCCCGTCGCCAGCCGTGGGGCTGTCTTCGGGAAACTGCTGGATTTCGACGAGTTGGCCCTGGGCATATTTGACCTTGATGGAAATGGGGTTCACACAGGTGACTTCCTCGATGTCTTTGCCGTCTTTGGAGTAGCGTTTGAAGCCGACCGCGTCGCCCTTGACAAGGAGTTGGAGGATCATGTCTTTCACGAACTCCGAAATGCCGAGCCTGTCGGCGAGTTCGTTCGCCTTGGACTTGACCTCGTCATCATCGCTCGTGATCTTTATCTCGTCGCCGACCGCGAACGTGCGCCAGGAGTTGATACAGTTCTTGATGAGCGGCTCCTCGACATAATACTCCCAGGCTTTCTTTGCCCGCTCTTCCCATGTATTTGGTATCGCATCGTCGCAGACGTTTATGCCAGAGAACGCTGACGAGTCCAGTGCGGCCGCGCTCGCGAGCGGAGCTATGACTATGCCGTATGATGAGTTGCTCTCTGGGGAGAGGCTCTGAGCCTGTGCATTTGAGTTATCCAATCCGAACCTCCCAGATGGTCAGCTTTAGCGTTTATTCGCGCCACGCTCGCCAATGTCGCGCGAGTGCGTTGCCGGTCGATAAATGAGGCGTCCATCGACATCAGCCGCAGGAACCGCCGCACGGCGCATCAGATGAAGATGGGATCGGTCAGAACCGGCACGACGCAGACGGTCTCCTCCCGAACCCCATCGAGAATGCCCTGCTCATGCGCAAGCATCGCGCAGCGCACTGCGTCAACGATGTGATCGTTGCCCTTCGAGTAAATGATGTTGCCGTTTGAAAGCGTATAGGTATGCGTCGTGAACTGGTCTTCTATCTCCAGATCGTCGGCGGGTAGGACTAGCTGGCGTCTCTGCAGCGCACCGTTGATGAGAGTTGTCATAAGCTCTTTGGTCCGCTTCCTGACGTCGCGGTCATCCCGTACGGCCAGAGTCGTCATCCCGCCGAAGTCATATCCGCGAAGCCTGCCCTGAAGCTGCAACGGCTTGTATTTGTCGAGAGTGAGCAGTTCCTGGACGACCGCGAGACCGTTGCCGCCGTTGTCAATCCCTATACCGACCGGAGTGAAGTAACGCTCCAGCAGCGATATCACCTGGGCGATGTGCGGGTAGGATACGTGCTCCATGTGAATGCGCAGGACCAGAGTCATCACTTGCCTGTCACCGAACTCGTCCTCACGGAACACGACAATCTCGGTCGGATCATTGGTATAGCCCAGGTCACCGCCGATCCAGTATGCGCCGGTCTGAGGCATGAGATTCAGCAGTATCTTCAGACGGTCGAGTGAGTCCTCTTCGGTCTCGCAGGTCGAAAGGTCCTCGCCCCGGATCATCAACCTGCGGTAGTCGATTACTTCCTGCCTGCAGAGGTTCAGACACTCGATGTTGAACGCGCCGTATGACGGCTTACCGTGTTCTCCGGCGACCTCATGCTGCCAGCCCGCGCTATCACGTCCGCCGTAGAAGTCGAGCAACTCCTGTTTGCGATCATCGCTCCAGTCGGGATTGAGCCATGATGGCCAGTGGAACACACGGAACTGTCCTGAGTTGGTAAGGCGATAGTAAGTAGTATCCCTCAAGCCGTTGGGAGTTGAGTATATGCGGAGCGTCCCTCCGGCCTTGAGGCACTGCCTCAGCGCCTTCCACGCTTTCTCGGTTAGCCATGCCCCTTCGTCGACCCATATCCTCTCGACGTGCAGTGATCTGAACGCATCGCCATAAGCTCCTGCAGGCCGGAAGTAGAGTATAGAGCCATTGGTGAACTCCAGCCGGAAGTACGGCTTCCTGTGGATTTTAGGCTTGCCATATTTGGTAATCCCAACGCTTGCCGTCAGGTCGGGGTTCGAGTCCAACTGGAACTCTATCTCTTCGATGAGAGTGTCGAGGTGTCCCTGGTGTGGGGCTGCGATAAGTCCCTGGACACCGTAGTTTGTAAAAACGAAGTGCAGCACATCCGTCGTGAGGCACACCGACTTCCCCACATCTCTTCCATCGAGATGAATGATGTTGCTGTCGCTGCATTCCAGGTCCTCAACCTGGTGAGACCAATAGCCGCGAGGCGAACCGTCCCGGTTTCTGAGGTAGTGTTGTCCCCAAAGCACCGGGCTTGAGAGTATCTGCACCATGCGCTTTTCTTTGGTGCTGAACTTTGCCATGACCTTCTCCAACGAAATCCCCGGACGATTGCTGATCACATTCTCCTTGACTTTCAGGCACGGTCCAAGCGTGAATGTGAACAACATCAATCTCGGAGGCAGTGAAATGACAGAAAAGACACTTCACGAAGCTATCCAGGAGCACCTTGAGTATCTCAAGGGCCAGGGCAAGAGCGAACGCACGCTCTATACCTACAACAAAGATCTGGAATAGGTCGAGGCTTACTTCGGCCTCGACAAGAAACTGTCGGCGATCCTGATCCCACATGTCGCGGGCTTTCTCAAGTCGGATGCTCTCCTTAAGATGCACGGCGACAAGGATCGCTCTGAAATCACAGTCAAGAAGACCGTCCGCGTGTTCCGCACGTTTCTCTTCTGGGCGAAGGAGCAAGGCTACATTGACAGGCTCCCCCTGCCGAAAGACGTTCCACTCGGACGTGACCTCAAGATACAACAGACGGAGGTGGAAAGTGCCGAACCCGATCAGGCTGCTGCAGCCAACTAACAATCTTGAACACTCGATAGACGACTTCGCGGTAAGGCTCCGGGCGCAGGGGCGCTCGGAGCATACCATCTCCGCATACCTGCGCGACATTCGCTGTTTCGTTCGAGTGCTGCCCGCTATCGATGTCGGCAGCATCACGCCCGCGATGATAGACGCCGCGCTCACCGATCCTTCGGTCGCGTTCTCCGAAAACGGCTCGCCAAAATCCACCGCGACAATACATCGGCTGAAGGCCGTTGTCCGTTCTTTCTTTGCCTGGGCTACTGAGACCGGACTCGCTGATACCAACTCGGCAAGCCATGTGGTCACAAAACGCCTGTCAAGGACACCGCCGAAGTTCCTTACCGAAGCCGAGAAGCGTAAACTGCTCAAGGAACTCTATGACAGGACAAATCCGCTGGCGCGACGCGACCGGGTGATCTTCGAGTTGTTCCTTGGCACCGGCATTCGGCTGGCCGAGTTGGTGAACCTCGACATAGACGACGTTGATCTCGACTGTAAGCACCTGCACATTATCGGAAAGGGAGGTGTCCCGCAGGTCAAGTTCCTCAAGACCTCGCTCAGGACAACCCTTCGAGCCTATATCAAGGAGCGAAGGAAACTCGCAGCCGGAAACTGTACCGCTCTGTTTATTTCCTCTCGCGGCACACGGCTGTGCGCAAGGCAGATTGAAATCCGGTTGAGTCAATGGCTGAGACGAGCGGGAATAGGCAAGCGGATCTCTCCGCACGGTCTCCGCCACACATTCGCTACTCACCTCTATGCGGCCACTTCCGATCTGCTCCTTGTGAAGCACGCCTTCATCCACCGCGATGTCTCCACTACCGAGATATACACGCACCTCGCAAACGAGGCTCTGGAGGATGCGCTCGAACGCCTCTGAGTCGCACGCGCTGCCGGGGAAAGGAACATCCATCAACCTTTCCCCGCTCTCCATTTCCGGCAGCCATTGTTTTCCGGGATTGCGTGCGGCAAGAAGCGAGTTCGGAGAATACGTCTTATCCGAAATCGCTGGCTCCGAGCCTCCGAAACTCACGCGTGACACACCCGCCACTCCTCAGTCCTCCGCCGTGTTATCCGAAATGATTTCCGCGTTTTTCGGCTTGCGCTGTCGTTTGGGTTTCTGTGACTCCGCCCATCGGCTCAGGAGCGAACTTGCCCACTCCGCCGGTGTCGTCTCAAGTCCTCGCGGCTCCTCTCCCTCTCGTGCAATCTTGGTTGCCTTGAGGTCCTTGAGATGGCAGCGGATCATCCGGTCAAGCCTCTCCGCAGCCTCCCAATCGTTCGCTTCCTGTGCTCGTCCGAGCTTGAGAAAGTAGACCGCCACCAGTTCCACCTGCATGAAGTCCGAGCTCTTATTGAACACAAAGTCCTCGTGCAGTTGGGTGATGATGGCGTCGAAGAGGGGCCGCTCCTCGGGAGTAAGAAACCTGTCCGCGTAGATGCCGTGCTTGAGAGCATTTGTGTTGCCCTCCGGAGCGCCGCCGCGCCTGGCGCCGCTGTTTCTGTGCCAGCGGTCCGCGCCCTCGGTATCCCGCACGCCGATCTCCGGCTTTCGATCCTGATATCGTTTTTTGTCACTCATTGATGTGTTCCAGTTGTTACGGCGAACCGGAGATGGGCGGAGAAGGCGTTTCGCGCCGTCTCTACGCTCAACTTCCGGCTTACAGACCGATATTTGGCAGGCAACCTGGCCGAAAACTGCCGCCAATACCTGGGTTTTTGCATATGATTACAGCCGAATTAGTCTTAACGAACGTCACACTGCATGCTCCAGCGCAAGCTGCTGCGAGGTCGTGATTCCGAGCGTGCTCTCAGGGAATAACCGGCTGCCTGGTTCATCAGAAGGCACGACCTTTCCGCCGAACACCCGCTTGACTTCGTAAACCTGCTTCACTGCTTCAGGTGACGAGCCAGCCATCAGTCGCAGCTCATCAATCGTGAACTGAACCTTACCTGACCACTTGGCAGGAACAGCGACCGAATCGTCTTGGACGAAGACAATGATATCCTCGACGACAGATGACCGTATACAGGCATAGCCCTGGGTATCGAGCAGGTGCTGGAGTCTGCGTGCCTGGGCGGACTGACCGGTAAGACTCGCTGCAGCCCGACGCTGCTCGCAAGCATTCCATGCGTCGTCCCATATCTTCCGATAAGCGGCGAAGATCTGCTCGGACGGCGGAACATAAGTCTTGACGTTCGTAGACCGGATCGCCCGGCGAAGGGCATCCTCGCCGATGTGTAGGACAGCCCATTCGTGGACAATGTTGAACCTGGTTCTCAGAACTTCAAATGCTCCGTCGTCCAACCGACCGGACTCATGGGACTTCCGTGCGTTCTCCATGCGATGTCGGAGCCAGGCATAGTAAGCCGCATCGAGCATCCGGTAGACCGGATCGCAGTCCAACTCATAACCGAATCGGGGATCGTATTCCTCGAACGAATCAAGGTCTGTCGCTACCCACATGAAGCGGTAGCTGGGGACTATCTCTGCGGCATCATCTGCTGTATCTGCCGCACAACGACGAATCTCGGCAAGTAGATCATCCTTGTGCAACCGCACTATCTCGGCGATTTTCGATGTAACCAGATACTGCGGATCGAGCCACAGAGTGTCTCCCCGGCGAATGCTCGCTCTGATTCCAGCACGATTGAGAGTATCGAGGTATCCCATCAGAACGCCACCCCGTTCGACCAGTCAAGACTATCATTTGTGTCGTGTGACTCTTGAGACCCATGTGACGCTATCTCCTGGAAAAGCTCCATGGATGTCTGTGTAATACACCCTTCCATATCGCCATTCTCGCGCGCGCATGGAGGAAACTTCCGGGGGTCTTGCGTCACATCGGTCACTTGGGTCACAGCTTCAGACTGTTCCGCCAGGCGTATGCCAATCCAGAACCATCCAGTTCTGCGATGTATGCGCTCGCAGGTCCCGCGTTCGGAAAGCCGCAGGCCGAACCATCGCTGTGAAAGAGGTTTCTCCCGGTTACCTTCCGCCCACTGGCAGTAGGCCGAATATAATACCTTAGCTGAGACTTCGGCATGTTTTTCGAATGCGCAGCACTCGATGAGAAACCCTCCGAGCACATCCATATCCTGCTGGAGTTTTCCCGTTGCCGCTCTGACGGCTCTGGCTGTCGGCAGCCCGTCTCTCTGCCAGTCGAGACACCCACGCACGAGCCAGGCAAGAATTCCCTCATATTCAGCTCTGAGCTTCTCCGGCAACGACTTGTCTTTGTATGGCCCGATGGATTCCTCTGACTCTTTGAACTGCACGTCGAAGGGCACGAGCCTTATGCGCCGCCAGATACCGTGGTCCTGTCCCTGAATTGCTGGCACGTGATTGCACACAAGCCAAAGCTTGAACACCGGTATGAATGTGAAGAACTCCTGATAGAGGAACCGTGCGCTGACGGCATCCTGCCCGGTCAGTTCCTTAACCAGGGCTTCGGCCAGACGTTTTCCCGCGCTCGTTTCTATAGCGTTGACGAACCTCGATCCCCGGAGAGCCGCGATGTCGTTTGTGTTGTTGGAGTTCTTCTCGATGAGCGTGTCGGTCGAGGTCTTGGTCTCATAATCGCCGAAGATGTCCCGCAGTGCCATTATGAATGTCGATTTACCGTTCGACCCGCAGCCGTGGAGTATGAAGAAGACCTGCTCACGCGTGTCGCCTGTAAGCGTGTAACCGGAAGCCAGATGGACGAACCGTATCAGTTCCTGATCGTCCTCGAATACCTCACGCAGGAACCGTGCCCAGGTCGGACACTTTGCACCTGGGTCATAAGCAATCGGGCTTATTTTGGATATGAGATCAGAGCGGTTGTGCGACCGGAGTTGCCCGGTGACGAGATCAATCGTACCGTTGGCGCAGTTGAAGATCCATTTGTCCTTGTCCAGTTCGTTCGCAAGTATGGGAACACCCGGTTCCGATTCCGCCTGCGAGATCATCGCCATTATGCGCCGGTGATTGCCGGAGGTTACAGCATGGCGCTCGAATGTCTTGGCGGCTTCCAGGGCTTCGTCATCTGCTTCGGATTCAGCTTTCTTCTTCGCGGCAAGAGCCTGAGCGTACATCACATCAACGACTTCCTTGGCCCTGCGAACGATTTCACCTGTCTCATCTCGACTCCAGCGTCTGCCATCCCAGTCATACCACTTGCCAGCATCGTAGCAGAACCGGACGGAGTCTCCATGCTTCTTCACCAACCGACGTGCGTTGCCGAGGTCATTGAGCGGCTCGCCGTCAATGCCGAGTGTCACCTCGACTTCCGGGGCTGGTTCCCAGTCAGCCGCCGAATCGACCAGCTTCAGAAGTTCTTCAATAGTGCCCCCTGCCTCGACCCAATCAGTCACATCGCCTTTGGGAGGCAGGTCCGGCAGCCTGACTACTCGAATCCGCTTCGCATGTCCCTTCAGCGTCCTTGCGACAGTCTCAGCATGATCGCGGCCAGACGGGTCATTGTCAGGCACGATGACAACATCGGCTTCTCGGAAAGACGGTGCGAATGCCTTTATCCACTTGCCCGCGCCACCAGGGTTACAGGTCCCGACGAGTCCGAGGCGTTCAAGCGTATGGACATCTTTCTCGCCTTCTACGACGAATACCGGATTTCCACCACCTGTTGCCGCCATAACTTCAGGCAGCCGGTAGACAACCTTTCGGACACCGTCCATGTTCCAGGTCCAACCCGCACTGGTCGAAGTCACAACACGCCGTCTGCACCGAAAATCCTTTGGGTCGAATCGGACAACCTGAAAAAGGATTGCTCCTGATTCATCTCGGTAATCGTATTCGGCGACGATCATGGAATCGGATGGAGCCGATTTCCTCTTCCTGCTCCCGCCACGACCACCTCTTGGCTGTACCGACCTCTCAGTGTCTTGGAACAAGTCGGACAGCTTGAGCCCAACTGCGCGTAGAACGACATCAGGTTCACATCCGGCATGGCAGTGCAGCAGAATTCTGCCGTCCTCTTCCTGGTGAATCGACAGGGACGCCACTTTGTCATCATGAGCGGGGCACTTCGCTTGCCAGCCGTTGGATGTCCTCTTAGCGCCCATGAAGTGGGCGACTACATCGTTAACATTCAACCTTCACCTCCGAGGAAAGACACGGCAGCATGAGCGAAAGGAACGTCTTCCTGGCATCGACCTTTACGCGTTTTGCGCAGTTGGCGATCCCCCAGTGGTCGCCTACGATGATTGCTGTCCGCGAAGCGCGCGTGACGCCGGTATAGAGCAGGTTCCGATTGTGCATGAACGAGTGCGATTTATGGGCGATCACTATCGAGCAGGGAAACTCCGAGCCTTGGGACTTGTGTATTGTGAGAGCGTAGGCAAGCTGAATATCGCTGCGATGCGGCGATCCGGCTTCGATGTTGACAGTTCTGTCCTCGAACTCGACTGTGAGCGACCCATCGAAACCGACGCTGCGAACGATTCCCATCGCGCCGTTCATGACGCCGAGGTCGTAGTTGTTCCGGGTCTGAATGACCTTGTCGTTGACTAGCAGCTTCGGACGCCTGCCGGGTTGAGCGGGCGGCACATCGTAGTCCCAGAGCTTGCGCTGCAAGAGCCGCTGAAGCAGGCCGTTGAGTTCCGCCGTTCCAAGTGGGCCCTTGTGGGTGGGAGTAAGCACCTGGACATCACGCAGGATGTCGAAGCCCAGCTTCTCCCGGAGAGTGTGCTCGAAGAGGTCCAGAACGAACTTCTGAACGCGCTCTGCCTCCGTATACTGGTCGGCCA